TAATCTCATCATCTCAGCCATATCAATCCTTTTTGTGCGTATTCGCAAAGTTGCGAGCTGCCTCTTTGCTACCAAATCCCCACTTCTTTAGAGCCAGCTTTAAGCGTGTTGGCTTTCCATTCTCATCAACGAGTGGGCCAGACATACCAGCAAACCGAGCAGCAAACGATACGCGCCGCGGATTAATTCCTTCACTTACAGGAGCTTTTAAATTGCTACCTTCTGTGCGTTTAAAGTATTTGCGGCCAGCCTCGGTAAGACCACCGCTTGGACTCTTATGCTCTTTTTTCACTAGCTCTTTTTAGGCTTCATTGCAGTCTTGGCCGCCTGTTTAAATTGTGCATCAGTTGGTGCGCCCTTAGAGCCAGGCTTACGCATCTTTTCTTTAGATCCCGCCTCAATACGCTCACGCTTGGCGTTAATGTTGGCATAAAGTCCGTTTTTCATTTCTTGTCCTTTAATTTAGTGTGGTTTAGCTTTTTGCTTGTGGCTGTGTGTTTTTCACCTGTCATAAGCATAGAACCTTCCTTGTGTGTTGCACCTTTATACTCTTTACCGCTAGGTAAGTAGTGTTTCTTAGTTGCACTCATTACTGATTCCTTTATAAAGTTTGACTAGAACCGAGGGTTTCTTGCGTCTTCATCTCTGAATTTAATCGTGCATCAGATAGAAGTTGACGGCCTCTGCGCCTTGCACCACGCAATTTTGCACCAGCCTCTTCTTGTGCTTGCGTTGCTTTTTCAACTGGAGTTTCTACCTCTTTTTTTACTTCAGCTACTGGCGCTTTTGATCCGCCACCACCACCAAATACTCCGCCCATGATTAATATCCTTTCATATCGGTAGAGCCAAGCGTTTGAATGCCTGTCTCTGGGGTTAAGCGTGTGTCCGATAACAACATCCGGCTACCGCCACGAACACGCGCTCTAGTACGAGCTGCGTTTTGCTCTGCAAGTTCGCGCTTTTCTTCTTCAGCTTGTGTGCGTATTCTTGCTGTTTCTTCTTTAGTCTCAGCAGCTGCGCGCTCTGCGCCGCTAGTATCTGGAGATCCACCAAATAATCCACCCATTTGTTACCTCGTCATTAGTAAGTAATCCACCTTATCAGGGCCATACCTCTTTAAAACCGCTTCGGTCTCAAACTTTAATGCTTTCGCATAACGTATTGCCCGAATATCGTCAGTTCTAACAGTTATTTGTAATCTGTGCAAGTTGAGATATCGGCTTGCGATATCTACAAATGAGCGACCGCATCGCAACATTGATGTTGGATGTTCTCTTGCTTGATTATCAAAAATGCTCCACATCTCGCCAACCCCACCCCAAAACAAAACAACTCCAAAAATGGCTATTGGTTTGTTTCTATAGAAAGCAGTAACCGCTGTGCCGAGCATAGATTGACTTGATATCATGGATCTAAGGTTATAGCCCCTGGCTACAGCTAAGAGTTCTGGTTGATTGGTATCAAGCTGGTCAAAGTGGTCAATAACGAATGGCAGATAGAACACCCCTCTTTTGGGATGCATCTCATCATTCATGATGTCGTAAGGTATGGTTACTTTCATCTGGAAAAAATATCAAAGTCGCTATTAGCTACAGTTTGGGCTATGAATGTCTTAGATGCCCCTAGATTGCCCCTGGTCATGCGCTTGTATTCGCCACCACCTAGTAGTAGATACCCAAAGGCATCGCCAACGTGGGAGTGTTCATTCTTATTTGGGGCATCTCTAAAGCGCTCTTGCCCCGATCCGACTGATATACGCTTGAAGTGGTACCCACCAGCTAGTGATTTACGCAATAATTTGCATTTTGTGTCAACAATTAGCCCTGGCTTGCCGTTAATAAGGCGTTGCATGGGCGCGGCTGCTGACTCTCGGCGTACCTTGAAATCATTAGATGGGGTGGGTTGAGCTTTTAGCCCTAGTGTTTTAAGAAAGTCAAAGGCGGTAACCTCATAGATTGCATCTCTGGCCATACCGGCTGGGTCACCCCATACAAGAACTTGCATATTAGGGTATCGGGCGTTGATTTCGGACACAAGTTGATGACCAAAACGCTCCAAACCCATATCAAAAGTAACAATCTCATCAAGGATTACCCACCTTCCATTCGGTAAGCGCTGGCCAATGACCGCCGCCGGGGTTAAACCAAAGTCCAATCCTATTTGGAGCGGAACCGAGAGATCCAACTCGACATCACCAGACATAATGTTATCGTTATATTCCGGCCAAACTGACTTACCTTCTTGAACATAGGTGTATTTTCCCTCGGCATAGCATCTAATCCAATCTAAATTTTTACCTAATAGCATTTGCTGATAGTAACCCGCTGGTAGGTTAGCCACATTCTCAGCTTTGTTGTTTAATTGCCACCATTTGCCAGACGCAAAGATGCAGTCGTTAGCCTCTGGGTTCTCTGGCAACTCATCTTTAGATATCTCTATTACGCCACCAGGCTGCTTAAAAAACTTCCAAGCATACGCGCCCGTCATCTTTTCTTTCTCTGCCATCCTAAACCACCAATGGTCATCGTCCATCGGGTTGGTATCCATCCAAATACCATGCCAAGATGCGCCACCATCACGCTTTGTAGGGTATCTACCTACTCGGTGTGTAAGGCCATCAATGACAGCCTTTGGCAACTCTCGCGCCTCGTTGACCCACGCGCCCGTCAACTCCAAAGAAAGTAGCTTTCGCACATCTTTTGGCTGGTCAAGGGCTAGGAAAATAACCTCGCAATCAATGCCAGCCGCGCCTTCCCTACTGGGTAAGCGGATGTGGTGGGTAATAGGCGGTGTATGGAGCATTGGCCCAAAGGTGTTCTCTGGGAATAGGTCTAACCAGGTCTTGATTGTGGTAGTCTTAAGCTCTGGGTACGAGTTTCGTACGATAACAAAACGGGTATATCGGACACCATCGATAGGAGAGGGCTTTTGCTGAATTGCCCTGATAAATACTTCAGCGGCACAAGCATATGATTTACCAGATCCTACTGGCCCCATCATGCCACGCACAAATGCGTTGCTTGTTAAAAAATTGTATACTTCTGGGCTTTTAGAGAAGTCTAAATTAAGGCCAGACTCTGGTAACGCTTTAGAACTCATCTCTTTAGTTCTAGACATTGATTACCTTTTTAATGATATTTTAGTAAATATACTGTATAAACAACAATATGCAAAATTTTTGAAAGAAAATATGTCAGGATATCATCTCACAGATGAACAATTTATAGAAGAGTGGAATAAATTGGGTAGTCCTGGCCTGTTTGCAGAAAAGCACAAACTAAACCCTAGGTCTGTAATGAATAGGCGCAGATCAATTGAATGTAGGCATGGTGTTAAGTTGCCAACATTTAATAGTCAAAGACAAGAATTAATTATAAATAGAATGGAGCAGACACCCGGTAATGCTCGGCGTGGAATTGAAATGGAAAAGGGGCGCGTAGTTGTATTCTCAGACGCTCACTTCTGGCCAGATGATTACACTACTGCCTATAGGGCGTTGCTGATGATTATCAAAGAGTTTAAGCCAAAGGTTGTGATAGCCAACGGAGATGTATTTGACGGATCCCAGGCATCCCGACACCCAAGGATAGGCTGGGCTCAGACTCCATCAGTCAAAGAAGAGTTAGAGGCGTGCCAAGAGTTTATGAATGGCATTGAAAAAGCATCTAAGGCCGCAGAATTAATCTGGACTCTAGGAAACCATGATGCGCGCTTTGAGACATTTTTGGCGGCACATGCTCCTCAGTACGATGGTGTTAAAGGGATGACATTAAAAGACCACTTCCCTATGTGGAAACCATGTTGGTCTTATTGGGTTAACTCAGATACTGTAATCAAGCACCGATTTAAGGGTGGATTTGGGGCTGGTAGGGCTAACTCGGTTGCGAGCGGCACCAATATCATTACTGGCCATACGCACAATCTTGCTGTTCAACCGGTGACTGATTACAACGGAACGAGATATGGGGTACAGACCGGAACTTTAGCCGATCCAAACTCAGAGCAATTCGTACACTACACCGAGGATAACCCAAAAGATTGGAGATCAGGGTTTGCCCTACTGTCTTTTGAACGCGGCCGCCTGATGTTGCCTGAGTTGATCCAGGTCTGTGGCGAGGATGAGTTTGAGTTTAGAGGTCAGATTCATAAAATATGAGGATCACGCCAGAGGCCGTTCGCCATCTCTACGCAAGTTTGTGCTGCACCTATCCATTTACTAAGTGGCCTATGCCATTGCCAGAGGCTGTGGATTTTCAAATTGTGCATGATAAAGAGACAATGGGAACTTATTTGCTGGACACAGGCGATGATGACTACGAACACATCATTACAATCTCATCAGCTAGATGTGCGTTCTTCTCGACCCTTCTCTCAACCCTGGCGCACGAAATGATCCATTGCTCCTTCCACAAGCAAAAGGGCGATAAGTGGATGCAACATGGAAAACCTTTTAGAACCCGTTGCAAGCTCGTAGGTCAAGAGCTTGGCCTAGATCCCCTAGAGCTTTGATGCCTGTGGGTATACACAATGTATATACATTGATATACATTGGTACTTATAAGTATTGATTGCGTATACATATTAATATCTATATGTATAGTTATTGACAAAAAGTGTACATATCAGCAGAGTTGTTGACATTTTGTGTGCCATTTATATCCTATTTAGGTATAAATTGTGTAATATATGCTACAAAAATACACCCCATAATCTAAGCGCTAGTAACAGATATGTTACTATTCCGCAAAAATAGATTACAGTTGCGGCGGCCTCCACCACCAGCAATGGCAAGTCATCCTCCGCATAGCCAGCTGCTGCCCAAAATAGAGACCCAACAAAGCCAACTAGGATGTTAAGAGGGTAAACATTAAAGCTGGTGAGTGCAATGCCAATCAAGCAGAGGGTGGTGCCAGACCATTTAAGTATTTTCATTTATGTTGTGCCTTTTCATAAATACGCAAGGTAACATTTAAAACATATTGGATATCTTTTAAACTGAGTTGACCCATCAGTTGCAGTATTTTGATTACTCCCACATCATTGTCTAGTGGCCTGGGCTTAAGTATGGTCTCAATCATTTCAACCTCTTAGCTATCTCGCGCTCAATGTACCAGCGCGCCTTACGCAGATCCTCAATGGCATCGAGTTTCTCGTCAGCACGCCAGATATACTTCATGGCATTACCTAGGCAAAACCCCATATGCTCTGTAATCGCAATACACTCTACGCCTGACGGGTGGCTGGTGTAGTGCTTGGGGTGGTTAACCGCGTCATGCTGGGGATTATTAGGTTCAAAGTGACTCATTTTAGTTCCTGTGGTAGTAGTCTTTAGGATTGTTTTTAATTGATATCAATAAGAGATCTATATTTTTGAAATACATGATTACTTTCATGCCATCATGCGTATAGATAGTGAAACTCACTCACTCCACCGCTCGCCAATACCATTCATTCTTGGGTTTGTAATATCATCTAACGAGGCATCAATCTCTTCCCAATCAGGATCAACTTCAACTATGCCAGCAAACGGGATAGGCTCCTCGTAGCTTGCGCCAGAGTCAACAATTACTGTAGGTGTGTCTTGAGCTTTCTTGCGGTCATCGGTGGTAAATGTAGTCACATTGCTCTCCAGGTTGTAAGCGATATCGCTCAACCCCGATATTAATGACTACAAAATAAAAAGCAAGAGCTATTGTTGTTTTTTAGTCAATTTCCACATCTTGCACATCTGGTGGCCTGATGTTGATACCAATAACTGAGGGCCTATCTGACTCGTCTGGGTTATCCAGCAGACCCGATGCCTTGGCTAGTAGGCGCAGTACGCCGACCTTATCGTATAACTCCAACTCTAAATTACCATCCTTATTAACCTTAAGACTTTTGATGGCTTGCAAGGCATGCTCAGGAATATCTTTACTAGCTTTAACTTTAACCTGGCCTTCATCGTCCCATTCCATGATGTCTGTAATTTTTGTATTGGCCATACAAAGCAAAGAGTAGGCTACCGCCTCACGATTCTCTGTAATCGTAGCAGAGCGCTCTAGCCTTTTCTGTATCGATCGGATCCCACCCCAGTTTTGTAGGGATGGAATCTGACTCGCTACCTTAGCCTTTGGCCTGGTTGTGGCCATTAGTCCAGCAAACTGTCTGAGCGTTTCTTGGCGGCCTCTACTGCGATATCTACATTATCAAAGAACTCTAACTTCTTGTTGGTTATTGGATCTTTATATTTGTTCTCTGAATAGAACTTCATTAAGAAGTCCTCATCATTCATAATCTGGCCACCATCAAACACACTCGGTACATTAACCCACTTAGTGCCAGGCGCCGGCTGACCATTCTCATCAACCCTGGTTGGAATGGTTACAGTTTTCTCTGAATACATCTCGCCTGTGTCCTCGTCTTGCCATAACGGCCTACCAGAGTTTGTCTTTTTTCCTGTGTTAATTGGCATCTCTATCTCCTTAAAATGGCACATCATCCAATGGTGCTACTTCAGCATAGTTCTCTGGTCTGCCAATCGGAACTGCTGGCGCAAAGCTATTAAACGATGCTGGAGCATTTAACTGTTGTTTCTCTTTACCAATATATCCAGAAAAATAAGGCCCCTTATTACCTTGTTTACTATACATATTGAACCAATACTCCTTACCATCTGGCAACTTGATGGAGCCTGTCCAATCAGCGTGCTGCTGGTCTGTCTTTTTGTTGTTCTTAAATACTTGAAAATTACCCGTCTTTAATTCAAAAGGCTTATCGTATGCCATTGTTTATCCCTATCTATGCTTGTTGGTTAAAATCATCTATTGCTTGTACTACTGCTGCTGACTCAGACATCTTCTCTGACTCCACGATTAACGCATGAATTACGGATTGTAGGGTAAACCCCTGTCTTAGCAACCCCAATACTACGCTATGCAACTCTTTTTGCAACTTTGCTTGGTCATTCATGTTAAGGCTCCTTTTTTGAAAATACCTGGGAAAATTTGAGTATGGTACCCCGCCCATAGTGGCAGACGGGGGGGAGAGGGTATGCCGCCTTGCCAGGATCGACCCCTGGCTGCATGTGCGAGACCACCTTGCTTTCTGCATTACAGACCACCTCTGCGTACCCGTTGCAATTCCATACGACCATTTGGGTTTGTTACAAGCCCCTATCTACCTACAATGCTAGGCTCCTGTGCAGTTCTCATCCATCAATGCCCTGGCAAAGTCGATGATGCTATCAGGTGCAGCTGGCCTCGCCTTCAACCACAGTTCCAGGTCTCGACTGAGCATTTGGTCTTGAACCTGACACATTGCTATCAACTCAAATCCTTTTAAATCTAAATCATTTATTAATTTATCTTTAAAAAACACACTTCTATATACCGATTGGACTATAGCCTCGCAGTTGTTATGATCCACTATAACTGGTGCCATAGCCTTTCCGATCACTTCCAAGGCCTTACCCTTAACTGGTAGTTTAATCGTCTTACGGGCTTGTTTAGACCCCTTGCTGAGCATCTCTGCCATGAACTTCTCCTCTTTGTTAATCATATCTGGACTTCTGGACTCTTCATTTACTAAAGCTATCGCATCTAGTTGATTGATAGACTTGTTATATATAACTCTTGTGGTGGCTGTGTGGCTGTGTTTGCCACCTTTCACTAAGGTCTCAATATATCCAAGCTCTCGGAGTCTAACAACTTGATTAGATATATATCGTGAGCTAGTACTGAGGTCTTTAGCTAAGCGCTGCTGTCCTACCCAAGTAATCCCAGCCCGATTGCAGTAACTACATATCAATGCCAGAACTCGTACGCAGCCTCCACTTAATCTTCTGTCTGTCAATGCTTTGATGGGCATCACCGCGATCTGCCGCTGATCTGGTGGCGCTGGCTTTAGCTTTACTTTGGGTTTGGTAGGGATTTGGAAGTTTGGTTTATCCCCGGTTAAAACCTTCATAGAACCTCACCCGTATATATGTACGGGATATCTCTTTTCAGAGAGCATCTATCGTTTATCGCCTTGTCTGGGTTATTCACCTCCGCGGAACTGGACTCGATGCTTGGTAGCATGAACTTTCCCCACGATTCGACTGCGTTTATCTGAGTCTGACGATGCATCATTCTCAAGGGCTGGGTTATGGCCCCGTTCAGACAGTCTATACGCATATCCATAGAAAAGTAAATAGGGTTTATACGAGGCT